AAACGCAAGAGGCTGTTTGGGTAAGTTGCTTAGGAGGTAACTATGGCTCAGATAAATACCTGGAGTGACATTAGCTCTATCGCTAATGCGGTTCAGGAAGACGCTTATTTTATTGTCCGGGAGGCTGCAACTTTGCAGAATCTCGTAAAGGTATTCACGGACCTGTCAGGCGGAAACCTGCGCAAGTCCTATAAATACAATTCACTCACTGTCAAGTCAATCGCCGAGGCGGATGATTTGACCTCAGATGCTTTCACCCCTTCAGCGGATCAAACTTTGACCCCTGCTGAAATCGGCGGGCAATTCTTCATTACCGACCTGCGTGCTCAGTCTGAAGGTCCAGAAATGGTATTGACTGATGCGGCTCGCGAGCTTGGTTTTGCAGCTGCCAGTAAGATCAATACTGACATCTCAGGCAATTTTGCAAGCCTGACTGGCGGCACGATTGGCGCCTCTGGTTCTGCAATCACTTGGGGCTATGTGGCAGCGGCTATTGCACGCGCACGTAATGCAGCCAAGAGCGACTCGGTTCCATTGGCTTGTGTGATTCACGCATACCAGGCGGCTGTGTTGGCTAAGGCAGCCTCTATTGCTGGGGCAACCATCTCTATTGACACCGTTGATTCTGTGACAAAGGGTGGACTTCGCCAGGCATTCTCATTCTTGGGCGTGCCGATTTACCAGGTTTATGTCGCGCCGGATTCTTCGACCGACTATACAGGAGGCGTGTTCCAGCGAGATGCAATCGCTATTGACTGGAGACGGCAGATCCGCGTGGCAGCTGAACGGGATGAATCCCGGCGCGGTGTTGAATTGAACATGAGCGCGGTTTATGCTCATGGCGTATGGCGCCCTGATCTCGGTATCAAGATGATCTTCGCAGCCTCTGCACCATCTTCATAGGAGGGATGAAACATGAGTAACCATCCTATTACTGTAAGTTTGCCCTTGGGGCAGTTTTCCGGTGATTCCCACGTTCCGTTGATTCACGTTGCTGATGGATTCGGTGGGATCACTGTCTTGGAAGCAGCCCTGGTTGCTGGCGGAGCTGGCACTGCGATTGGTGGCATTCTTGTCACCGCCGCAGATATTTCCTCAACTGGCGGAACCCCTGCTATCAATGGAACCGTTGGTTCTTTTGCCGGCACTGTGGTCACGGCTGTTGGTGGAGCGAACCTGTTGACCATTACCAACTCATACGTGGCCGAAGATTACTGGCTGGGTTATGACCAGGCGTCCGGGACCGTACCGAGCGGTGCTTATATTTCCCTGACTTATTTACACGGGAAGTAAGATAACATGAGCCGGAATAGGACGATCTACCGAAAAGGGCAACTCCCACCCCTGTCCGGCTCTCACAGGGAGTCTGTTAGAAAGGGAATCTAATGAGTGACAGAAGACAGCAGCTTATAGGTAAGAGATTTGGTAGAGGTATAGTTACGGGTTTTTTAGGAAAATTACCTGTCAGTAATTTCTACGTTTGGGAATTGATCTGTGATTGTGGAAATGTCTATAAATCTACTACGAGCAACTTAAATTTTGGTCATGTAACAAGTTGCGGATGTTACAAACTTGAAAGAGTAAAAGAGAATATAAAAAAGGCCACATTAGCAAACACAATGCCACTGGGAATAGCTACTTTCAATGAGTTATTGCGTTCATATAAAAAAAGGGCAATAGAAAAAGGGTTGTGTTTTGAATTGACCCAAGATCAATTCGAAAAACTAACTAAAAGTAACTGTGTATATTGTGGACAAGAGCCGTCTGGTGTTTATCGTGCAAATACCCGTAACGGGGAATATATCTATAACGGGGTTGACAGAATCGACTCAACTCTTGGCTATACGGTAGATAACTGCATACCATGTTGCAAACGATGTAACCAGGGTAAAAACAATATGCCTTACGATGAATTTATGAATTGGATTGCAAGAGTTTATAGCCACTCATGTATTTATCAGTCGGTGGAGGTGAGTCATGCCTCTTAGGGTGCACTGGTTATCGAACGCACCGTGGTCTACAACGGGCTATGGCAACCAGACGAGAACTTTTGTCTCTCGCCTGCATAACATGCTGGGGCATGATCTGAGTGTTACCGCCTTCTGGGGATTGGAAGGCTCGCCGCTCAATATGGGCGANATAAAGGTCTATCCTANAGGCTTCCATCCTTANGGGCAGGATATTGTCGCNGCTAATGCCAAGTATGAAAAGGCGGATATTCTGATCAGTCTTATTGACGCTTGGGTATGCGATGCTGATATGATGCAGCTTCACAAAATGCGCTGGTGCCCCTGGTTCCCGGTGGATAGTGAACCGTTACCGCCTCCAGTAACAAGACAGGTCACAAAGGCTTATCGCCGACTGGTGTTCTCGCACTTTGCTGAAAAGATGCTTGACCAGGCTGGATTGGATCATATCTACATTCCGCATGGGGTGGATACAAAACAATTTGCCCCATTGGACAAGGTGGAAAGTAGAAAATCTATTGGCTTGCCTGAAGACGCCTATATTATCGGCATGGTTGCGGCTAACAAAGGCAATCCGAGCAGGAAAGCGTTCTGCGAGCAGATAACCGCTTTTCAAACCTTGAAACAGGTGCATAACGATGCGGTTCTGTACTTGCATACGCATGATGGATCAAATGGACATAACGCAAGCATTAATCTGATAGAGTTTGTCAGTAATATGGGCTTGAAGTTTGGCGTTGACGTGTTTATTTGCGGACAACACCAGTATCATCTTGGGTATAGCGATGATTATATGGCGAAGGCTTATTCTGCNATGGATGTGTTGACGAATGTCAGTACGGGTGAAGGATTTGGGATCCCGATTGTAGAAGCGCAGGCTTGCGGAACGCCGGTTATAGTCGGCGGGTGGACATCGATGCAAGAACTGTGTTTCTCAGGGCGAATGGTGGATAGAAAAGACGCCGCTCCCTGGTACACTTCTTTGGGTGCTTATCAATTCCTGCCCAGATTTGAAGCCATTGCTGAACAGTACTTTGAAGAGTACGAACATCCATCCAGCAAGGAAAAGGCAAGGGAAGGCGCATTGCCTTACGATGCCGACCTGGTAACTGAAACCTATTGGAAAGAGGCGTTGGATAAGATTGCGGAAGACATTGGCGAAGGTGATAAATTGGAGTTGGTGCAATTCTGATGAAGATCCAATTGTTCAATCCGCCTGTTTTTCACTATGCGGGATTTCATTACCGTATGATGCCGCCTCTGGGATTGCCGACCATTGCTGCGGTGCTGAATAACGCAGGACATCACGCCGAGACCGTTGATCTGGAGGCATTACAGGTCACGCCTTCTATGCTACGGGATGCTTTTATCAAGCAGAAGGGAAACTGGCCTGATGTAGTGGGTATCACTTGCTTGACAGTTACCCAACAAGGAGCGCAGGAAAGTATCAAGGCGTTACGAGAGGCTGGCTTTGAAGGTCGCATTATGGTCGGCGGTGTGCATATCACAATGGCACCTGAAGATGGGATTGCTTGGGGTGCTGATTTGGTTGTCACTGGCGAGTGTGAAGGGAATATTGTTTCACTGCTTGAAACAGGGGCAAAGGGAATCCGGGCAGGTGAGCGCATGGCTATTGAGGATATACCCGCGCCGGACTGGGATCATCATAATCCTGAACCAAGAACCTACTGGGGCAATATGGCTTTGATGCGCCCGAATCCTGGAATAACCATGTGGACAAGGGGATGCCCGTTCAGTTGTATATTTTGTAGCAACCTGGTATTTGGTGGACAACCTACAAGGTACAGACCGCCTGAAAATATCGAGGCAGAAATGAAGGCGCTCAAGAGACATGGCTGTCAGAATATCTATGTTTACGATGACGAACTGGTCGGGACTCGGATGCCTGAAGGTTGGATGAAGGATGTAGCAGACAGGATAGAGCCAATGGGATTCTCATGGGTGACTCAGGGAAGGTGTAATAAGCACTGGGTCACTGAAGAATTGCTGAGAGATGTCAAGCGGGCTGGATGTCGGGCGATATTCTGGGGCGTTGAATCGTTTAGCGAAAAGGTATTGAAGGCGATCAAGAAACATACCAGCGTTGAGGATATTTGGCACACTTTAAGAGTGGCAAGAGATGCCGGCATTGAGAATGGCGTATTTACCATGATCGGTAACTACATGGAAACAGAAGATGATCTGGAGATAACAAGGGCTGCATTGGAACAGGCGTACAAGGAAGGGCTTATCCAGTATCGGCAAACGACCTATTGCACAGCGATGCCTGGCACTGAATATGCTGAAATTCAAAAGAGGGAAGGCTGGTATCAAGCGCCTCCCGGCGGTGGAAGGCGCATGATGGAAGACCATTATGCCACTCCCTTATTGACCCATAAGCAGATAGACGAGTGGATGCTCAAGTTTGAGCAGGCTTGCCCAGTGAGGATACCAGTATGAAAAAGGTCGTAATCAATCCCTCATGGAATTGCCAGTTGCATTGTCCTTATTGCTGGCTGCCGCATACCAAAATAAACCGAAGCGCGCAAGAGCATGAATGGATTGAATGGGCGGTTGCTATCGCCAAACATATACCTGCAGGTTCGATAATCGATATGTCAGGAGGTGATCCGCTTCTCTATCCAGGAATGACCGCTTTACTGACTGCAATCGCTGTATGTGGCATAAACTGGGCGCTTACCACAAACGCACTGGCAACCAACGGAATTGACGAGCTTATTGCTGGAAAACCTACCAGGTGCGCTGTGATAAATGTTTCCGACCATTCTGGGAATGCTCAGGCGCATGAGAATATTGCAAGGCTAAAACAACACTTCCCAGTGGTGGTGCATAGAACCGACCATCCGGGAGCGGGCAATCACGAACAGAACGCTGGCAAAATCACTTATCAGAAATGGGCGGAGGGCGAAGCTCTTGACGGCGTAAAGCGGATGTGTGACTCTGGCGTGAATCATATCGTTATTGATCCGGGCGGGGATGTGTTCAGGTGCTGCGTGGACATGCAAGCTGGCAATAAACCTATAGGTAATATATTCAGAGAGGATTTTCGGTTCATGGAATTGGAAAAGGAATGTGACTTTGGGTGCTCAACTTGCTACACGGAGAATCCCGGTGAATGGGCAGTAAGGATGAAGGCTATATGAAACTACTAATAAATCCTACTTGGCGATGTCAGTTAAGCTGTCCTTACTGCCTGTTACCTCATATCAAGATAAATCGCAAGGCGACTGAACATGCCTGGTGGGAATGGGCAAATGCGATTGTCAAGCACGCTCCGGTTGGTTCGGTAGTGGATATAGCCGGTGGGGATCCATTACTTTGGGATGGTCTGGAGCTGTTTTGCGCCGCTCTGTTTGAGCACGGAATAAGGTGGGCAATCACTACGAATGCGCTCCACACGGCGGCGGTGGATAAGCTGCTAACCTTGCACCCTGGCGGATGTCAACTTATCAATATATCTGACCATCCTGGTAACTTGGCTGCGGATGCCAATATCGCTCGTTTACGCTCCGCATACCCGGTGGTTATGAATCGAGTTGACCATCCTGACGCTGGGAAACGGAACGTGCAGGTTAGCAGCCTTATCCCTTATCAAAGTTACAGGGAGGGCACAGAAATTGATCATGTCGTAAGGTACTGTGATTCAGGCATCCATCATTGGGTCATTGACGTGGCTGGTGATGCGTTTATCTGCAATGTGGCTATGGCAACCGGCAGGAATCCTTTGGGCAATATTTTCAGGGATAAAGTGATACCTAAACCAACAGAGCGGTTTATCTGCGATTGGGGCTGTTCGTCTTGCTATACCTCCGTTCCTGGTTGCTGGGATGTGCATCAAGAGGCGATAGCGTGAAAATCCTATTTATTCACGGGGATAAAAGACCGCCTGAACAGGCGGGGGGTGCTGAAACTTTGCTGCGGGACCAGGCAGAAGGCTTGAAACGCTTGGGACATGAAACCGCCTGGTGGTACGGGGTTGGCTCATTGGAACAGGCGATAAGCGATTTCAAGCCGGATATTTGCCATTTGATGACCTTGCATTGTTACCCTATGGGATTGGCACCGGCTAAGTACCTGCAGGCGAACCATATACCGCATGTGTGGCACGTTCAGGATTACTGGCCATTTTGCGCTACTCGGATGATGGTGATCGGTGACAAGTCATGCTCAGGCGCTGAAGGAGTTTGTCAAAGGGAATGCGGGTATCATGTCAATCCCGATTATTTGGAGGTTTGCAACAAGTCATTTATTGTGGCTGGTAATGAGAACACTGCCAAGATATACAGGCGCAACGGACTTAGGTGTGACGCGGTAGTGGAGTTGGGCATTGATACTCATTTATTCAAACCTGAAGATAAGGATGATCCGCCAACTATTATCGCAACCATGTCAACACTGGCAGGCGAATGGAAAGGAATGCACATTCTCAGGCAGGCATTGACAGGAACGCCTTACACTGCCGCGCTATTGACTGGGATGCTGAGAAAAGATGTGGCAAGGCGACTATCAAAGGCAAGCATATTCATATTCCCGTCTTGCTATGAAGAGACATTTGGTTTGAGTTTGTGTGAAGCAATGGCAAGTGGATGCGCCTGTATCACTTCGGACAATGCTGGTGGATTGGCGCAGGCGGACAACGGTATGACCGGGCTAATTGTGAAAAGGCGAGATGTAGAGGGGCTGCGAAACGCGATAACCCTGCTTATGGAAGATAAGGCACTCAGAGAAAAGTTAGGGAATTACGCAAGCGCGCATGTGTTCTTTAATCACAGTTTAGAGGCGATGGCTTTGCGTTGGGAATCGACTTACAGGCAGGCTATGAGGGAATCGTGGTAATGACAACATACCAGGAGTTGATAAGTCACAGATGGTCTGAAACAGGCGTTATTATGCGTGACGGCTCACTGTGGACCCCATGCCTGGATTGTTTCGAGGGGCTAAGGAGTGAGCATGATAGCCACTCGGTTATTGCCTCTCTTATCCATGCGGATGCCTTATTAGAAGAGGTCAATAAGCACGTAAAAGACAGCCTGGTATCCAGGCAAAGTTAGTCAGGAGTAACCTATGGTAAGAACTGGAATGACAACCTTAATTGACACCCTTCGGGGTCTGACTGATGCCGGAACTGCGGAATGGACCGTGGCAGGTCAAGCGGGATCAATAACCTACTGGGATGATGACGAGATCCAACGGGTATTAGATAGACACCGTGAAGATATTATTCATGCCGACCTTGAGCCTGTTGAATCCTATTCTTCAGGAACAGTGGTTTATCTTGAGTACCGTGCTGGTTATGGGGATATTGAATCAGGCACCGCCGTTTTCAAAATTGAGAACGTGGACGGAACTATTGGCGGTTGGTCTATGGATTATGCGCGGGGCGTGGCAACCTTTAGCACCAACCAGGCAGGCTCGGCTTATTACTGGACAGGGCGCACCTATGACCTGAATGCTGCCGCCGCTGATGTTTGGAGAATGAAGGCGGCGAATGTGGCTAAGATGTTTGACTTTTCCACTGACGGGCACTCTATCAAGCGCGGTGCTTTGAGACAAAGTTACCTGGACATGGCTCAATATTATGCCAGTATGTCAGTTCATGAAGGCTGGCATACTACAAAGTTGATCAGGAGTGATCTATGAGCAATGGTCTAAGTGCTGAAGAATTACGGCAAATGAGGGATGATATTGAAGACCTTATGCCGGATACCTGTTCGATATTATCAGTGGCTTATACAAGCGATGGTCAAGGTGGGTTGGCAGAAACGTGGGGAACAGCTACGGGAGGCACTGCGGTATCATGTCGCATTGACTTTGCTTCAGGAAAAGAGGCTTTGGCGAGTGTTGCAATCCAGCCGTTCACCAGGGCGATGCTCTCCGTGCCTTATGATACCAACCTGACAACTGATAACAGGGTTGTATGGGGCAGTTACACGTTCAATGTGGCATCAGTCAACCTGGGGCAATCCTGGAATGTGGTTAGGCGGGCGGTACTGGAGCAGGTTCGATGAGTGCTAATGTGAGATTTGATACAACCATCCTTGACGGGATGCTCAATAAAGTACCAGAGCGGGCGGATAAGGCAGTTCGTGAAACTGCGTTCAATGTGGAGTTTAAGGCTAAACAGGGAACACCATTGAAGACCGGCGCATTGAGAAACAGTGGTTATACCAAAACCAGCAAGAGCAATGCTTTTAACCAGTCTAAAGCGAAGGCATTAGAAAAGAACCCGGCGGTTAATTTCTCAGACGAGCCGGAAGAAAAGATGGGATTAGGGAAGGCGATTGTTGGGTTCTCAGTTGAGTACGCGCTATTTAATGAGATCGGAACGTCAAGGATGGCAGCGAGACCGTTTTTAGTGCCGGCTGTTGAATCAGAGCGGGATGCTTTTGAAAAACGCATGAAAGAGGTGACCAAACCATGACAGGGATAAACGTATCAATTCAGAATGCGCTCAATACCGCTTTATACAGCACCTTGTCAGGCTCAACGGTTATCACTACCGCGTTAGGCGGGACGGCTATTTACTATGGGCAAGCACCTGTAAATGCTGACTTGCCTTATGTGGTATGGAGTTATCAGTTCGGATCGCCGGATAATATGACACCCAGTGAATCAAGCTCGCAGATATTGTATGTGCGGGCCTACAGTGGCACGCCGGCGCAGGCGGGAACTATTGATGGGTATATTAGCGCAATATTGCATAAAGGGAGCTTGACAGTTTCAGGGTGGACTAATTTCTGGCTGGCAAGAGAAACGGAGTTTATGTTACCTGAAACAGACGAATCAGGAAATGTAACGTGGACGGCTGGCGCATTTTACAGAGTGCGCCTGGATCAATCTTAGTCTTAGGAGGACTAAATTATTATGGCAGACATAGTTGGAAAAGATATGTATATCAGTTGGGCTGGTTCAGGTGGAACGGTAGTGCTATCCACTGAATATCGAACCCTAAGCACCAACCCCAGTATTGGATTGGTGGACGTAACAGCCGGAGCGGATACGGATAAAACCTACATCGCTACGGTAAAAGATAACACGATCGATTATGCTGGTTTGTACCAGGCTTCAGGAACAGCGGTAACAAACGCACTCCGGGAAGGGATCAGTGGTACATTGACCATCGGACCTGAAGGGACTGTGGTAGGCAAGTCAAAAGAGATTTACCCCGCTATTGTTTTGGGTCCTAAATTGAACTATCCATATTCGGATGTGGTCGAGGTATCCTGCACATTCCAAAAGAATGGTGCCGCCTCTTATACGGTCTGGTAAATCGCTATGAAACTATCAAGTGGGAGTGAGATTGTTGTTGATCTGACCAAGATCAGTATAAAAGAGTGGCGCGAGATGTGGGATCTTCACTCAGATGACGCTAAAAGCGATGAGATATTTGGGCGTTGCGTTGGCATGAGTCTTGACGAGGTTCAGGCACTTAACTTCAGGGATTTTCAGCAAGTTGGCAGGGCTATTCGTGAAGCAGCCAGTCAACCGCTTGAAGACCCAAAAAACTTAGCAAGCGCGTCTACTTAGGGCTGGTAGGTCGGGGTCGGGAGGGCGGTTTACCATGGGAATACTGGCGGTGGGAACTGGTAAGGATGACCGGCTGGACTTTGGAATATGTGGACGCGCTTAGCCTGGCGGATGTGCATGAATGGATGCAGGTAATGGATGGTAAATCGAAATCGAGCACCAGTCTATTGAGGTAATATGTCAACGAAAATAGCGAGTTTATACGCAGAGATAGGCGCTGACACCAGCAAGCTACAAAAGGGGCTGGGTGAAACTAAGACAGGGCTGGCGGGCGTAGCCAAGGGATTTCTGTCGACCATAGGAGGCGCGGCGGCCCTAACAGGAGCGGCTGCCGCTTTGGTAAAAGGGTTTAAGTTTGTTGTTGACGCCGCTGCTGAAGCAGAAAAGGTTGACGTTCAATTAGAAGCAGTCCTGAAATCGACTGCATATGCCGCCGGGATGACTAAGCAAGAGCTTGATGGGTTGGCAGATAGTCTTAGTAGCATGTCTGGTATTGACGATGAACTGGTAAAGAAAAATGAGGCGGTTATGCTCACGTTTACCAGAATTGGGTCGGATGTGTTTCCACAGGCGATGCAAGCTGCAATGGACATGAGTGTGGCTCTTGGTCAAGATTTACAGGGATCGGTTGTCATGCTTGGCAAGGCAATGAACGTTGCTGCGGGCGATACGGCGGCGGCAAGCATGGCTATGAACGCTATGAAACGGGTTGGCGTGGCTTTTACCACCGACCAGGTGGAGTTGGCAAAACAGCTTATTGCAACAGGTAACACGCTTGAATACCAGAAAATCATTTTGGAAGAATTGGGAACTGAGTTTGGTGGACAAGCAGCAGCGGTTGGAAGTACCTACACTGGTGCACTTAATAGGCTAAAGATCGCATTTGGAAATGTGGGTGAAACCATAGGGGAAAGTCTTTTGCCTCCACTAACTGAAGCGATTAATAAAGTAACTTTGTTCTTTAATACCTGGACCCTAAACGCCAGTATTATGGATACGGCTAAATATCTTCTGGAACAACAGGGGCTTGAGGTTTTTAGCCTCACTGAACACACAAACGGGCTTACCGTTGCCACAATGGACCAGGTCAATGCAGCTAAAAGTCAAGCATACTCAATGATTCAAGCGGGAATATCCGTTGAGCAACTAAAGAATAAGCAACTGGCTTATAGCTACTCTATTGACGAGTGGAAGGTGGCTGCTGAACGTGGAATTGTTTTAGTTGAGGGTTATAAATTAGCGGAGGATGGCTTATCTATTGTTATTGATGACAATACAACATCTGTTGACAAAAACAAAAAGGCTAACGATTTACTGAACGGTGCAGTTGAAAACAACATCGATACTTGGGGGTTTGCTGAAAGAGCGTTAGGGCTATACGGTGAAAAGTTAGATGATAATACATGGTTAGCTGAACAACTTGCCATTGAAACCGGGAAAATATCATCGGAAGGGCTGTCTGTTAGAAATGCGGTTGACAAGCTAACGATGGCGTATGCGGACGGCACCCTTACGACAAAAGATTATTATTACGCACTAAAAGCAATCAACGATGAAGCATCAGATGGAGACAAAACAATCCTGAATTTATCGTCCTCACTCGACCTTTTGCCAAGAGAAATCAGAACCAAGATATTAATTGAGCAGTACGGCTATAAAACAGGAGTTTGGGCTCCTGGAGTCCGTGACGAGTACGGGCAGCTGATAGACATGGGAGATGCAGGAAGCTTTAATACAAACGGGGTTTCTCCTGGAAAAGATTGGGTCGAGGGAAATTATGGCTCATATGGTGGCGTTGAGAAGCATTGGTATAATCCAAAAACTGGAGAGTATAGAGCGAATGGCGGACCCGTTATTATCGGTCATTCCTATGTGGTTGGAGAAAAGGGTCCGGAGCCTTTTGTGCCTGCTCAAAACGGAACAATGATTCCAAACGAACGCTTGGGAATGGGAAACGGTGATCTGCTGAATGCAATTTTGAACCTGCCTTCAGCACAGGATATTGCCCTGGCGGTTAGAGATGCGTTCTTATTGGTGAGCGGATGAGCAATTACGCCGAGATAAGAGTTGACCTTGAATTGAGCGCCGGCGTCTGGACGGATGTTTCTGCTGATGTTATAAACGGGATAAGAGGCAGGCAGGGCATAAGCGGAAACGGTCCTCTTGACAGGGTTGCCTCAACTGGCAATCTGCAATTCACGCTAAGGAACGATGCCGGGTGTAGTGGAGGGGTGGCTAATTATTACACGCCGGGTCATGCTAATTGCAGGGCTGGATTCCAGACGGGGATAAAAGCAAGGCTGGTATTTAATCACGGGGCACAAGACTTTACAAAGTTTTACGGGATCATACCCAGTAATGGCATAAATATCACGCTTGACCGATTTAAGAACTTCGTGTCAGTCACGGTCTATGACTATATGAACCAGTGCGCTATGCACGAAATGGACTTACCTGCTTTTGCTGAAAATAAACGGTTGGATGAAGTCGTGCCTCTGATCATCGCCAACATGCCGATTGCGCCATTGAGTACGGACTATAACACGGGCACGACAACCTTCGAGACCGTGTTTGACAAGATAACGGGCAAGACACGAGCGCTTCAGGAATTGAGCAGGGCGACATTGAGCGAGTTGGGTTTTGCCTATGTCAAACCGAGCACGAGTAGCGATGAAGTGCTGGTCGTGGATGGCAGGAATACCAGGAGCGCACAAACTTTGACCGATATTCCCGTTGCTGACGAAAATATTTTCAACCTGCTACTGGAAGATGGTAGTGACCTGCTGCTGGAGAATAATGCAGAAACCGGAAACGTGCTTGTCGCTGGTGCTGGTTATGCCGCTGTGAATGGAACTTATGTTTATAGTGGCTTGTCGGATGGGAAGGCGTATTATGCCAAAGATGCCGCCTATATTGCTTGGTCATCTGGTCGTTCACGGTGGGATATTGTGGTTAGCACTTTACAAGTATACCAATCGACAGATGACGTTGCAACCCCAGACCTTGTAACAACATGGACTTTAGGAATATACGGATTGAATCCCATCCCCACCGTAACCAGATACTACTCCACCTCAAACAGCCTTGCGCTGGAGAATTTGACCAACACCGCCGCCGAGTTCACCGACCTGCATAAAGACTTGAAAATAAACCATGCTGCGGATTATTACAACAGGGTTCGGGTTCGTTCATACCCCAGAGATATTGACGCGGCGGCTACTACGGTTCTTTTCAACCTTGACCGACCTATTTATGTAGGAACGGGAAAAACGGTCACACTCACAGGGCGGTTCAGGGATCCAGATAATGAGACCGCAAATGTGGCAGGCATGGATATGGTCACGCCGGTTGCTACTACTGATTATCTGTTCAATTCTGCTGAGGATGGTTCTGGGTCAAACTTGACCGGTGACCTGACTGTCACCGCTACTTATGGGGCAAATGGGGTGGATTATTCCATTGTCAATGGTGGAGTGAGTAACGGGTATGTTACTTTTCTTCAGGCGCGGGGCAAGGGTATTTATACCTATAACCCGGTGGATAAGGACTTCGATTATACAGATGGGATTGCTATTGATGGTACAAAGGTTCTGAACCTGGACATGCCTTATCTTGATAATCCGTTGGTTGCTGATGATTTTGGGAATATCCTTTTAGATCAATACTGCCAAAAGAGAACGTTGGTAGAAACGGTAACTTTCACTGCCAACCGTTCTCAATTCCTGAAGTCTGCTTTTATCTATAAGGGAATTGGCGATAAGGTATGGTTGGTGGATAGTTACGCGGGAGTTGATGCAAGTTTCTTTATCCATGAGGTCAACTTCAGCATAAACGAGCAGGTTGTGGAATATACCTGGTTATTGAAACCAGCGAGTTACGATACTTTCATATTTTGGGAACTGGAAACAACCGGCTTATCCGAACTGGATGTTTCAACTATTTTAGGATTTTAGGAGCGCATTATGGCTTATACAACACCAAGAACGTGGACGGCTGGAGAAAAGGTCACTGCCGCTCAAATGAACGAGCAGTTACGGGATAACATGGCTTATGTCTACGGCAGGCAGCCTTTTGAGAAGCTTATCTGGATTGCCAACCTGCAACCGACTGTTACTGGTGGGGCGGGTACTCCATCTAAGGTTGAAATGGGAACAAATAAGAACGTCTATGATTATCTACCCTTTGATGGTGGAACGGTGGATGAATATGCTTATGCCAACGTGCCTATGCCCGATGATTACGATGGCGGAACAGTAACAGGTCAATTCTACTGGAGCTATGGTGGCACGCCAAGTAACCATAAAACAGCGTGGGGGCTTCAGGCGGTTGCCATTAGTGATGCGGACGCTCTTGACGTTGCTCAGGGAGTGGCTGCTTATGCCAACGATGTAGGCGGTACGGTGAATATTCTTTACAAGTCACCCGAAACAGCGGCGGTAACGATTGCCGGAAGTCCTGCGGCTGGTGATCTGGTTCAATTCAGGGTTTCCAGGCATTGTTCTGATACTACCAATGACACACTGGAGATCGATGCCCGACTTCATGGTGTTTTGATAAGGTATGGAGTCTCATAATGACAACGGTTAATTTGCCAGTCAGCGCCTGTACTTATATTGACTATTACCACTCAACGACAAACTATGAGTCGCAAAGTGTAGTAAACATTTCTGGCAATAATGGGTGGCGTTTTGAAAAAGGGTTGTATGTATTCAATTTTTCCACCCTTCCGGCGGGAGCGAGCGTGATCAGTGCAGATTTGAAAATCTATGCAGATGCAAGCACTGCATTTACAGCTCAAACGCTCCAGGCGTACCGCTTGCTGGTGGATATATCGGTTTATTATGCCACTTGGGTGTTGGCTAATACTGGAGTGCCCTGGACATCCGCTGGTTGCTCCGGTGATGGTACTGATAAGGCTGCCGCACAACTGGCAGAAAAAGAGCTGACATCTTCGGGCGGTGAATGGCTTACTGTACCGCTTGATATACAGGAGTTTGGGCTATTGAGAGATAATAATAAAGGGATATTGCTCAAATTAGAGGACTCAGAAACTGGACAAATTGTTCTGAGCGAGGGGGCTAATTCGGCTTATATTGCAATAAATTATATGTCGCCTGGCGGAGTTGCGTTCCTAAGCGATTATGGCGTTTTATAGGAGTATGAACTATGGCAGATAAGAAAATAAGTGCCTTGACCGCACTTGGGACTTCACCGGCAAGCGGGGATTATATCCCTATTGTTGATATATCCGAATCATTAGATGTCAATAAAAATAAATATGTTACACCGAGCGACCTGCACATGCCTGTATTCCTGACAACGCCACTCAACTCAACAGCCTGGGACGGTGACGCAAGATCAACAACCGCAAAGACTCTCATTGATCTGAGCGCTGTGTTTGGCGTGCCGGCTGGCATAAGTGCGGTGCTGGTCAGGGTCATGGCTCGTGACAGTGGCTCCGCCTCAGGTGGTGCTGAATTCGCACTGGCTCCAAACGACACNGATNNCTCGCATACTNTATTCCTAAACCTGTCTTATGGCACGAATGATATAACACGCTCAATTTCCGGGATTGTTCCCTGTGACACAAATGGTGATATTTACTTCCAGTGCGTAGGAACGGGTGTTGGCACTCTTGATGTTTGGCTTGAAATCTGGGGATACTGGCTATGAACATAAGTAAAGTAGTTAGTTT